TATATTAGTATGTTAATAAAAAAAGCTTATTCTCAAGAAGAATTTATAATGAATTATAAAATTTAAGTCAATTTTATAATTTAGTTAAAATAATAATACAATAATGACACCATATATGCTCTTAATTTGAATAAGCAAGTCCGCCCATTCCGCTCATGACGCGAAGCACATTGTAGTTAGTGGCATACACGCGAACCTTGGCAGTCTCTTCTCCTCCGACGGTTTCGTTGGAAAGGACGAGCTGAAGGGTGGCGTTGTCGATGCGCGAGAAATTGCACGTGCCAGATGGCTGGTGCTCCTCCGGGCGGAGTGCGAACGAATAAACGTTGACACCAGTGTCCGGGTGGCGTGTGTGATGCTGGTACGGCTGCACCGTGTCGAAGTAGCTGCCTTCACGCTCCGAGAAGCGGTCCTGTCCGTTAAGCTGGAGCTTGGCAGTGACAACCGGGTTCTTACCCCAGCAGTGCATGTTGAGGGCGCTCTCGGCGAGAACGAACGAACCGGCGTCCGAAACAAGCGAGCCGAGGTCGGCGCCGAGCGGGTTGTTGACGGGGTGCGCCGAGTCGTAGTCCGACGTCGGCCACGAGGTGGCTGAGGCGGAGGTCTGCAAGTTCATCGCACCAGGGTCCTCGAAGAGGTCGCTCGAGTTGATGACCTCGGCGGCGCCCTTGGCGGCGTCGGCGGACGAATAGGCGTGCTGGGCATTAGGTACGGCATCAACGCAGTCGGTGTAGTTGAATGGCTGGGCACCGAGGATGTTGTAAAGAAGCGACTGGCAAAGGAACGACGAGCAGTAATCGACAAGGGCATCTTTCTGGACGACCCAGACAAGTTCCTTGCACGGGTGGTTGAAATTGAGCTTAATCTTGTTCGAGGACGATCCAACGGACTCGTCACCAGTGAACTGAAGCTGCTCAATGAGGTACTCGTGCGGGTTCTGTGCCATGCGGCGGCGCTCGTCAGTGTCGAGGAAGATGTAATCGACGTAGAGCGACGAGGCGACGAGGGACTTGGTGTAGGCGTTGGAGGCTTTTCCGCTGGTGCCGGCTGAGCACTTAAGACCACCGCCCGCGGCTTCGACGGCCCAGAGAACTTCGTCAAGTGGGCGCACTTCAAGGTTAATCTTGACCTCGTGGTACTGGAGGGCAATAAGGGGGAGAGCAAGTCCCGGGTTGCGGCAGAACCAGAACTGGAGCGGGATGTACAAAGTGGTCTCCGGAAGGGCGTTGCGTGGGGCGCATGTGTTGCAAGGGGCTCCCGACTGGCAGGCCTGTTCGACATTGGCGAACGATGGGTCTGTCAAGTATGTAAGCTGGGTGGTGTGTCCAACCATCTTGTTGTATCCGGCCTCCTGTTCGGCGGTGGAAGTAAGCTGGTTCCAGATGTGCATCCAGTCACCGTACTGCTTGTCAATACGCTGACCACCAATTTCAACCTCAACATTGTTGATCATATGGTGACCGGGGTAGTCAAGCCAGCGAGCGTGTTCCGCGTCGCTCTGGGAAATTTCCGGAAGTGTAACCTGGAAGTATGTGCGGTAAGCAAGGTCACCATTGCGAGCAATGGTGCACTGTACACGACGACCGAAATCGCAGCATCCATTGAAAGTCTGTTCGATGGATTCCATAGCGAAGTTGGTGTGGCGACGGTAGGTCACCTTGAAAAAAGTGATCTGCGGGTTGCCTGTAAGATAGACGTCTTGAGCGCCGTAAGCTACGAGTTGCATAAGTCCTCCTCCCATTGTTATAATATTGCTAAAGAAAAAAAATTTTTAATTCAATCTATTAAAAATTATTTAATTAAAGTAAATTTTCTAATTCCAAATTTTGCTGCATAAATCGTTTTAAATATGAATCTAAAAATACTTCTTTTTTCCCTTCATGATTTTTAGAAAAGATATAGGCATTATTTTTCTTTTTAATTGTCCATCCACTTTCTAAAGCATTAAAGAGAAATACCATTTTATGGAATTTAATAAAATCAATTTGTATATCTTTTAAATTAATTGACATATAAAATTAAAAGAAACAAGTTGAGAAACTAAAACTTAAAACAAATATTTTAATAAATATATTAATGCCAAATTTTAAGCCTAAAGCAAATAAAAAAATAAAAACAAATAAAAGGGCTCAAATTACGGTGGATAATAAACATAATGAAATGATGAGAAATTTTGAAAATATAGAAAAAGACAAATTGCCTAAAATTAATGAAAAGATAAAAGAGTTTGAATTAAAATTAAAGAATGAAGAAAATTTCGAAAATATTCTTGATATAAAAGATCAATTAAAGATATTAAAAAAAAACAAGAAAGAATTAGAAGGAAAAAAAAAGAAATATTTATTGGATAATTCAAAATATATTTTTGAATATTTTGAAAAGAAGAAAGTAGTTGCAAAGGGAGAAAGTAAGACAAAAATTTTACATTCTTTTTTTATGAATAAAAAGGAAACCGAAACTCCAAAAAGAAAATCGAATGAAATCCACAAGTATCTTGTAAATGTCGATGAAAGATTTTTAAATATACAAAACTATATTCAAAAGAATGATTCATGTAAATATTGTTCTGGTGAATTGGTAGCGATTGAATATGAAGGAATTATGGTATGTAAGGAATGTTTTAAATTTGTTCCTTATTTAATAGAACATGAAAAGCCGTCTTATAAAGAACCTCCCAAAGAAGTATGTTTTTATGCATATAAAAGAATAAATCATTTTCGTGAAATCTTAGCTCAATTTCAAGCAAAGGAAACTACACAAATTCCTAAACAAGTTTTAGATGAAATAAAGAGTCAAATAAAAAAAGAAAGAATAAAATTATCCCAAATGACAAATCGTAAGGCAAAAAACATATTAAAAAAGTTGGGTTACAATAAATATTATGAACATATTCCATTTATAAAAGATAAATTGGGTATAAAACCTCCAATTATGCAACCAGAATTAGAAGAAAGATTATGTAATTTATTTTTAGAAATTCAAAAACCTTATGCAAAACACTGTCCTGATGGTCGAGTAAATTTCCTAAATTATTATTATGTTTTATATAAAATGTGTGAAATTTTGGAAGAAAGACAATTTTTACCATTTTTCCCAATGCTTAAAGACCCAATAAAGAGAATTGAACAAGATGATATTTGGAGAAAAATTTGTAATGAATTGAATTGGGAATTTATACCAACAATATGATTAAATATTATTCACTCATATTGATAATTTAGCGGGGGAATCCAACCATGTTGGCGCCAACACCGAAACCGGCACCAGTGCGAGCTGAAACAGCCATCGTCGGTACGTATGTGTCCAAGATGCTGAAAGTGGCAGCAGCAGTCAAAGAGATAAGTGCAACTTCATCGAAATTCAACGATCTTTTTGGGATCGCATAAGCAGCAATGGCTACCATAAAACCCTCAACAAGGTATTTCACAGCTCTTTTTACAAGTTCTCCAAGGTCTAAAGCATTTCCTAAATTAGCGAGCATTATAAATATAATTAAGAAAAAAATATATAATACAACTAAAAACTTAAAAGTAATATATTCAATAATACATAATGTCTAAAGGTTTTGAACAAAGAAAACTTCCTGATGGAAAAGAAAATCCTAAATATGTTGATTTACTTGAGGAAGATAAACCAATTTCTGGACAAAAGTTTGTTTGTTTATCTTTTTTATCACCCGAAAAAATACTAAAGAACAAAAATCTATTCTTTTTTGAAAAATTCCTAAAACACTTTGATTTTTCCAAATCAGTGCAAAAATTTACAGATTTTTTGAATTTCATTTCTTACAAATATGATATTGAATTTGATGACGTTATGAAAGATTTCAATGATTATTTGTCATCAGAAAAGGGCAAACTCGAAGAAAAATCCATAGACGAAGACTATAAGAATTTTATAGATAGTCAAGAAGATAAACTTCAAGAAGAATTTGATATTGCGCATGATTTTAAAACAAACATTCGTGGTGTAAAAATTAGGGGGTCTTTTGCTTCTCAACAAGAAGCTCAATTGAGATGTAGAATGTTACGTGAAGTTGATCCCAATCATGATATTTATGTTGGACAGGTAGGAATGTGGATGCCGTTTGATCCAGATGCATATAAAACAGGAAAGGTTGAATATATGGAAGAGGAATTAAATGAATTAATGTCCGAAAAAAATAAAAACGACAAACTTGCTAAAAATGCTTTCGATAAACGTGTAAAAGAAAGTAAGAAAAAGGCGATTGCTGATAATATTAAAAAGGCAAAAGAATCGGGTAATAAATTAACGCAAACAATCAATAAAGATGGTGATTTGGTTGGTGTTGGTGTTAATACAATAACAAAAAATCTTGGTGAAAAAGAAGAAGTTACTTCTGCTGATATTCGTAAGGAATTATTTGAAGGAGAAAATATTAGAACGAAAGCATTCGATAAAGAAAATCCTGATCGTAGATATAAAGAAGTAATCGAAAGAGATGGTGCTCTACCTACAAAGGAAACTCCAAAAAATGTAAAACTTGAGGTAATTACAGATGAACAAGATGAACAAGATGAATAAGCATCAAGATAATGATAACAAAAATTGAAATAAAAATAAATTAATATAACGATATAATAATATGGATATTTTACAACCACAACCTAATTTGAATTTTACTAAAAATTTATC